TAACATTAGATATAATATTAATGGTTCAGGTCAAACTAGAGGAACAGCGATGACTGATACTAAACTAAATGGTTCAGGTTCTCAAACTAACAGATTTGTTGGTGGTAACGATTATAGATCGCAAAGATTCCCTAACGGATCGGCAACGACAATTAATACATATAACTTTAAAATTAACAGAGAATAATATATAATAATACATTATATAATTAGGAGTGAAAATGAGTGAAAAAGTAACAAGTGAAGTAATAGGTTATGTTAATCCACAAACTGGTGAAGTCTTACCAGTTAATGCAGTTCCCCTACCACCAGATGAGTCAAGACCAACAAACTTAAAACCTAAAAGAAAACCAGATCATTCTAAAAAAGAAATAGATTTAGGATTTGGTATATTCATTATGGATAGAGTTGAATATACAGATACAGAAAGAACAACCTTAAGAATATTCTATGAGGATAATGGTGAAAAAGAATTTACATTATTAGAAGGTGACCCATCTAGAAAATGGTTAGTTGACCAGATTTATGCTTTAACAGATAAAGATACAATCATGGAAAATACTTATCAAAGAATTGTTGCCGAAGAAGCTGCATTTAAAGAGTTTGCTATAAAAGAGGGAAAAGCAGAGGGATATTTAATTGACCCTATTGCGTACTATGATTCAGACTCTAACTCAGCTAAAGTAGATACTAAGTTTTATACACATGCAATCAAATTATTTTTTGGACCTTTCAATGAAGAAAAACAAAAAGAGGATTTGTTTATTTGTAAACTTGCAGCTTTTGAATTAGATGTTGTTAAAAATTGTGTTGATAAAGAATTAAAATCTAAACTAAGAAAAGTAAAGACTCCTTTAGAAGTTATTGAAACATTAATTGAGATTAAGAAAAGCTCTGAAGAGTAAGAGCTCTATCAAAGTTTTTATCTATAACTTGCCACATACAAGCGTGTCTAACATCCTCAGTATTTAAACAAAGACTATGCCAATGTTCTGGCATTTGTTCATATCGACAATTGTATTTGTTTATTAACCAACACAAAAATATCTCATTATTCATTTGAAATTTTGGTTCTTTCTTTTTTAGTTGTTCAAACTCTTTTACATATTGAGGAAATCTTTCACTAATTTTTAGTGAATTAATCGCTTTTGAACTACCACCTATCGTACCTGTATTAAGTGTATTGTATCTAGGTATTACCTCGAACTGATCTAACATTCTATCAACACATTCACTCTTTACTAACCAATGATACTTGTCTAGTTTTTGAAATGCCTCATCAAAATTTTTGTCAATAAATTCTCTAGCATACTCAATCCATTTGCCACTTTTTTTAAGAGACTCAAAATATTTTTTGTGTTCTTCGTTTTCTCTTATTAGTGTATCTAATAAAGCTTGTAATCCTAGTTTGTCATATCTATGTGATGGTTCGTGTCTAATAACTATTTTACTCATATCAAATTTTTCAAAAAAACTTTTAGTGGTAGAAGGTATCATATCTAAATCCATGTAAAGAATATTTTCATACTTACCACTTTTAGCAAAGTCCTCTAAAAGAAAAACTTTCTCAAAGTTAATTGTATCATAATCTGATTGAATATAACATGGTGCTTTCATTGTATTCATATCTTTACAATTTGTATAAATTATTTTATACTCTGCATTACAATATTTTTCTGCATATTCTTTTTGTAACGCTGTTAATCTATCTTTATATTTTTTAAATTGATTAAGAGTGTTAATTTGTTTGTCTGTAAAATTAGGGTCTATTCTAATTTCTTCCCAAATTGTATAAACTAAATTTTTCATTTATTATACCATTCCTTTAATTCTGGCACATAATCCATTAAGTTAAATCCTCTATGATTATTTAATTTATCAAAAAATGGTTTATGATTATAATTACCTTTGTCTTCATATTCCTTAGATTCAAAATTTTTAAGAGTTGTTTTATATTTTTCAATTTGTTTATTGTAAATATCACTTCCAATAATATCAGCTGAACCATCTTTAGTATATCGACACCAATTATTAAATACAATGTTACTAATATATTCTTTATCTTCAAAATAATTTTGTATATCTAATAAATTAAAAAAATTATATAAACTAATTGTTGTTGCTATGTGTACTTTATTACCTGTTTCATTATAATATTTTTCCATTGTATTAACTGTCTTTTTAAAGTTTCCACCTCTTATCCAATCATAGATTTTATCAGTACCATCAACACTAGCAAATATTTTTGTATTTGGAAATTTTTTAAGTATTTCCATTGCCTCTGGTGTTATATGATGCATGTTAGACATAATTTTAATATTACATTTAGAATTTACTTCAGCAAGTTTTTTTAATATTCTTAAATTTCTTATATCTGCAAATGGCTCACCACCTTTTATTTCAATATAATCTAATCCATATAAAATTTTTTCTATCTTAGAAATTGCGTTATCAGATAATTTCATTAACGGATAAACTTTTCTTTCAAATTTTTTATCTAGTTCTTGCCATTTATTACTAGAAAAACTAGAACACATAGCACATACTTGATTACATATATTTGATAACGTAAATTCTAAATAACGAATAGGAACATTTATACCTACTTCTCTTGCTTTTTTATCAAGTTCTTCATTTGGAAATGTATGATATTTTTCTAATCTAGTTCTAAAAGTTTCCATACCCATCATGGTATTTTTATAACATACTTTACATGACTCCAAATTTTTTGTGTTACCTTTTTCAGATATTTCTTTTCTGTAATAATCCATAACACTAGAATTAAAAAATTCTTCTAAGTTATCTATTTCATCAATGTGAGATATTTTGAGTTTACGATATTCACAACACAAATTAATATAACCTTGAGGTGATATATTAAGTGTTACTAATGGTGCTTTACAAGTTAATCTTGTCATAATATTTCCAAACTCTATCAAACTCTTTGTTTATCGCATGACATATTTTTGTGTCTTCAGGTATTCCTCTATTATCATCATAAAAGAAATGCCACTTACTATCTAACCATTGTATTGGAACTTTATTAGCCACAATCTTATAAGAAAAAATAGTTTCATTATCATATCCAAAAGTTTTTACTATATTTGGTGGATACATTTCAGAATTATCTTTTAGATAAGTCATCAACTCAAAGTCTTCTTTTAAACTATAAAAATATTTTAGTTTTGACCAATGTTTTTTATTTGCACCAACTATTGCTGTATTTACCACATCACATTGAGGACTATAACCTCTGTATTCTAACATGGCCATCGCATTAAAATATTTTGCTGACGGAGATCGAATTGTACCTTGTATATTATATACACTACCAGCGGTTGGTCTTATTTTATCATTATTGTGTAAGATTGCAATTCCTTTTTCTAAATCCCATACATCAAAAAAATTTTCATTTGTAAGAGGTACAGCATCAAAGTCTAGATATAAAACTTCATCAAAATAATTAACAAGTCTATCTAGAATGTGTAACTTATATTTGTTTATTATATTATAGTCTGTAAGAAAAGGATATTTTTTAGAATACTCTTCGTGAAATTTAATATAGTCTTCATCATATTCATACATCTGAAACTCTGCACCAATCTTATCTGCATAGCGTTTTTTACTCTCTATGAGTTTATCATAGTGATCGATAAACGCCTGTTTCATTTTTAAATTCATTGGCGTTTGATTTTCTTTGAGAATATGTTTGTCGAATATATCTAGTTTATCTTTGGGAACATCAATATATAACGAATAAATAACCCTTGACATTGTAACCTCAATTGTTTATAATAAATCAAAATATTATAACTATTTATAGAGGATTTGTCAATGAAAATATTAGTAACAGGTTCTGCTGGATTTATTGGAAGACACTTGGTTGAAGAACTAGAGTGTGATAACCATGAAGTTGATGGTTGGGATTTACACGGTAGAAACTCACACGGTCAACCAGCACCCAGAAACTTTAGAGACTTAACTGAGGACTATCTAAAATCATTTGATAGGGTTGTACATTTAGCAGCTCTAGCAGATGTAAGAGCATCTTTTAGTAATCCACATAAATGGTTTGAGACTAACGTTGATTGGTCTACTAATTTATTTAAATTGTGTTCTAAGTTAGAAATACCAATGATATATGCATCGTCTTCAAATGTTCACAACTGGTGGAAAAATCCATATGCAAGTTCTAAAAAAGCAATGGAGGCAGTGGCAAAAGCAACAGGTAAACATATAGGACTTAGATTTACAAATGTATTTGGTGACGGATGCAGACCTAGTATGTTAACACAAAAATTAATTGATAAAGACCTTAAATACAAAACGACACATACTAGAGACTTTATACATGTATTAGATGTCTGCGATGCGATAAAAATATTCATTAATAGAAAAGATTTTTATATGAATTGGACACAACACACATATGAAATAGGTAGTGGAAAAGGAGTAAAAGTAAATGAATTGGTAGATAAATACTATCAAAACATACCCGTAAAGGATGGTCATAGTGGGGAAAGTCTTGATAATACTGCAAATATCGAAGACATTTTATCATTGGGGTGGCAGCCAAAAAGGGATTTAGATAAATACTTAAAAGGAAAAATACATGGCCAATCCAAATTCAAAGAGTACATTAAAGGAATATTGCCTAAGAAATTTAGGTAAGGGTGCCGTAGATATTAACGTTACAGACGATCAAGCAGACGATAGATTAGACGAAGCATTACAATACTTTGCTCATTACTATTACGATGGTATTGAGAAGATGTATCTCAAATACAAAATTACAGCAGACGATATTACAAGAGGAGCTGCAAACGCAACTACAACAGCGACAGATATTGCAGACACCTCAGTCACAGCATCATTTGAAGAAGGCAAAGGTTTTATTCCTATGCCAGACTCAGTAGTATCCGTTTTAAAAATATTTAGCTTTGATAATTCTGCTACAAACAATATGTTTGATATTAGATATCAATTAAGATTAAATGACCTGTATGATTTTTCTTCAACAAGTATTATACATTATGAAATGACAATGCAACATCTTGATTACTTGTCACATTTATTGGTAGGTGAAAGTCCAATTAGATTTTATGAACATCAAAGAAGATTGTATATTGACATGGACTGGTCAAACGATATTAAAGAAAATGATTATTTAATTATTGAGTGTTACAGAAAACTTGACCCTAATACATATACCGACATATACAACGACATGAATTTAAAAAGATATGCAACTGCTTTGATTAAAAAACAATGGGGGCAAAACTTGTCTAAGTTTAATGAGGTTCAATTACTAGGTGGTGTAACTATGAATGGTGAACAAATTTATACACAAGCTCAAGAGGACATCACTAGACTAGAAGAACAAATACAAAACATGCAATACCCCGATATGATAATTAAGGGATAATACAATGGCTGTAAACAGCTTGTTCAAAACTTCTGGTACTACTAATACCACAGAAAAAAATTTGTATTCAGACTTGATAAAAGAGTCTATTCAAATTTATGGACATGACGTAAATTATATTGATAGAACTTTACAAGCCAGAGATAATATTTTTGGCGAAGATAGTTTATCTCAGTTCAACAAAGCACAAACGATTGAAATGTATGTCGAAGACTCATCTGGTGGGTATCAAGGTGAGAAAGAAGTCATGCAACAATTTGGTCTAGAAAATAGAAACGAGATTACTTTTGTTGTTCATAGAAAAAGATTTGATGATGTTGCTCGTCAAATAGATATTGAAAGTGGTACAGATACTACTGAAGGTTCGATACTTTTAGAAAGTGGAACAATCACAGCGAATACTACAAACAATGCTTCACAATCTTTTGAAAGTGCATATCTAAGAAAAGAGGACGATACACTTGGTGAGTTTGCAACAAGACCACTAGAGGGTGATCTAGTTTTTCATCCAATACTTAAAAAATTATTTGAAATATCTTTTGTAGATCATGACGAACCATTTCATCAATTAGATAATAACCCTGTTTATAAATTAAGATGCAGACAGTTTGAATACTCTAGCGAGGAACTAAATACTGGCGTTACAGATGTTGATGCTATTGAAGATGCATTAACAGGTGATACTTTAGGTCATCAATTTACACTTGAGGCTGAAAGTGCATATAACGAAAGTATTGCTCTTGAATTCTTTACTGACTTGTCACAAACAGACACGTTATTAATGGAAGACAATGATGTGGTTGTACACGAAGATGATAGTAGATCAATTGGTACTAATATTCTTCTTGAAGGTTCTGACCCATCAGTTACAAGTTATCTAATTCAAGAGACATATATAGTTGGTGACGGTACAATAGATGTAACAAGTCAAAATGAGTTATTTGATAAAGCAGATGACTCGATATTAGACTTCTCTGAAAGAAATCCTTTCGGTGATGCTGGAGAATAGAAAATGTTAGGAACACAATTTTATCACGAAACAATCAGAAAGATGGTTGTCTCATTTGGTACGATATTTAATAATATCAATATAGTTAGAAAAGACAACAATGGTACGATCATTCAAAAAATGAAAGTTCCTCTAGCATATGGGCCAAAACAAAAATTTTTAGCAAGACTAGATCAAGATGCTGATCTGACAAGTAAAGTAGCAATCACTTTGCCTCGTATTGGTTTTGAAATTCAAAACATGGCATATGATACTGCAAGAAAATTAAATAGAGTTCAAAAGTTTAAAAAAGTAAAAAGTGGTAAGACTGACCAAATAGAAAGTCAGTTTATGCCAGTTCCATATAATTTAGATTTTGAATTGTTTATTATGGCAAAGCAATCAGATGATGCGTTACAAATCATAGAACAAATATTACCATATTTTCAACCAGACTATACAGTAACAATTAATGACATGGCAGATATGGGTATTAAAAGAGATGTACCTATTGTTTTAAATTCTATTGGATACGAAGATAGTTATAGAGGTGAGTTTACAGAAAGAAGAGCAATCATTTATACTCTTCAATTTACTTCTAAGTTTTATCTATACGGACCAGTAACAGATAGTAAAGTTATCAAACAAGTTACAGTTGACCAATTCACAGACTTACCTGATAAGTCACCAACTAGAGAACAAAGATATACTGTTACACCTAAACCAGCTACTGCTGATGCTGATGATGATTTTGGATTTAGTGAAACAACATCTTTTTTTGAAGACGCAAAAAACGATTAATTAATAACTTACTAGGTACACTATGACAGACAAAGTTGATGAAATTATTAATGATGCTTTAGGTGTTAAACCTAAAGAGATAATAAAAAAAGAATCTCAACCAATTATTCCTAGACCAAAAGAAAACGAAGATATTGACTCTGATTACAAATATCAAAGAGAAAATTTTTATAATCTCGTTGAAAGAGGTCAAGATGCAATACAAGGTATTTTAGATGTTGCTCAACAATCAGATCATCCAAGAGCATATGAAGTTGCTGGTAACTTAATTAAAAATGTTGCAGAGGTAACAGAAAAACTTGGTGATCTACAAGAGAAGATGAAAAAATTAAAAGATGTTCCCAACAAAGCTCCTAAAAATGTGACTAATGCATTATTTGTAGGTTCAACAACTGAATTACAAAAAATGTTAAAAAAGAAAAAGGATGATTGATTATAAAAATAATGGATTTGAAAATAAAGGTGGCGATTTAGATATAACAAATAAGTGTACCCTACAATGTCCTACGTGTGCTAGAGGAAACTTTAATTATAAATCTAACGACATACCTGGTAGTGATCTAACAATTGAAGAGTGGCAAGACTTAACAGATTATTTTTCTTCATTAACTCTTAATGGAACATATGGTGACCCTGTTTTTAATCCTCATTTAATTCAAATGTTACGTATTGCGTGTTCTAAAAATGTTCACGTATCTATTAGTAACGCAGCTTCTCAAAAACCTATGGAATGGTATATTGATGCATTTAGAGCTCATCCAAATGCAGAATGGCGTTTTGGTATTGATGGATTGCCTTATCAAAGTTTTGCACATAGAATAAATCAAGATGGTGAACATCTATATGAGGTAATGAAAACTGCTAGTAAAATGGATATTAAATGTATTTGGCAATACATAGTTTTTAAATACAATGAAGACAAGATAGATGAAGCAATACAAATGGCAAAAGATATTGGAGTTGATTTAGAAATTAATTATTCTGGTAGATATACAGAGTTTTTAAAACCAACAAAGACTTTTGACATTGAAGAAGATAAAGAAGAATTTAGACCTAAGTGTTTAACAGATACCCAAGAAAGATTACCTTTTGTTGCAACAAATAAACAAGTGTTACCATGTTGTTGGTTAGATGCTCATGTTCAACACAAAGATAATATAGATAAAAGATTTGAACCACTATTAGATAAAAGTAACAATCTAAATAATAATAAAATAAAAGATATAGTAAATAGTAAATCATGGATATATTTTTTTGATAAAATTACAAATGGTGATGTACCTGAACTATGTAAGAAAAAATGTTCTACTAAAAGAAAAAGTTTATATAGAAAAAGAAAGTATTACGTAAATGGAAAGTTATCTAGGGAATCCTAATCTTAAAAAGGTTAATCAACCTAAAGAGTGGACTCAAAAAGAAATAGAAGAATATCAAAAGTGTATGGAAGACCCATTATACTTTATACAAACTTATATTAAAATTGTTTCTCTAGATGAGGGTCTAGTTCCTTTTAAACCATATAACTTTCAAAAAGATATGATTGGTACTTTTCATAATAATAGATTTACTATTTGTAAACTTCCTAGACAGTCTGGTAAATCAACCACTATGATTGCATATCTATTACACTATGCATTGTTTAATCCAAATACAAACATAGCAATACTTGCTAACAAAGCTGCAACTTCTAGAGACTTATTAGGTAGATTACAACTTGCATATGAGAACTTACCTAAGTGGTTACAACAAGGAGTAATGTCATGGAACAAAGGAAGTCTTGAATTAGAAAACGGAAGTAAAATACTCGCAGCTTCTACATCTGCCTCAACAGTTCGAGGTAGTTCATTTAATATTATTTTTCTTGATGAGTTTGCATATGTACCTGCTAGTGTTGCAGAGCAATTTTTTAGTTCAGTATATCCTACAATATCATCTGGTAAATCAACAAAGGTTATTATCGTTTCTACACCACATGGTATGAATATGTTTTACAAAATATGGAATGATGCTCAATACAAAAGAAATAGTTATGTTCCAATAGAGGTACATTGGACAGAGGTACCAGGTCGTGATGAAAAATGGAAAAAAGAAACTATTGCTAATACAAGTGAACAACAATTTGCCACAGAGTTTGAATGTGAATTTTTAGGTTCAACAAATACACTTATCAATGCATCTAAATTAAGAACAATGTCTTATAAAGAACCTATTGTAAAACATGAGGGATTAAATGTTTATGAAAA